AAAAAGTCAAATAAAAAAAGAGAGAATGACTTTAGACCAGTTATCAAATAAAAAAGCAAAAGACATATTAAAAAAACTAGGTTATAATAAATATTACGAGCATATTCCGTTTATTAAAGATAAACTAGGTATTAAACCACCTATAATGAGTCCTGAGTTAGAAGAAAAACTATGTAATTTATTTATGGAAATACAAGCACCGTATGCTAAGTATTGTCCAGATAATAGAGTTAATTTTTTAAATTATTATTATACTATTTATAAATTATGTGAGTTGTTAAATCAAAAACAGTATTTAATTTATTTTCCGATGTTGAAAGATGTAGATAAAAGAATTGAACAAGATATAATATGGAAAAATATTTGTAAAGAATTAGATTGGGAATTTATTCCAACTATATAAAAATAAATAAATAATTTTTATTTATTTATTTATTTATTTATTTATTTATTTATTTATTTATCGAGGGAAACCAACTAATTTAGCACCAATACCAAACCCGGCACCACTTCTAGCCTGCCCAGCCATACTGGGTACATATGTATCTAATATACTAAATGTCGCTGCGGCAGTTAAAGCAATTAAAGCAACTTCGTCCATTTGAAGACTTCTTTTAGGAATAGCAAAAGCAGCAATTGCTACAAAAAACCCTTCTACTAAATATTTAATTGCTCTCTTTACTAATTCGCCTACATCTATTTCATTCATAATCATCATTTATAGATTAATAATAGAAAAAATAATTATATTATTATTTTTACTTAAAAATAATAAATTATTTAAAATATAATGTTCAGTAAAGAAAAAAAAAACGTCGACTTATTTTCTAAATTAAATAGCGACGGAACTACGAATACAAACTATATTGATCTACTCGACGAGGATAAGTCAATTACCGGTCAAAAATTTGTCTGCTTATCATTTTTATCACCAGAAGAAATTATTAAACAAAAAGAAATGTATTTTCTTGAAAATTTCCTAAATAAATGGGATATGAGCAAATCAATGGAAAAGTTTACACATTTTTTAAGTTTTATAAGTTTTAAATACAAACAAAATCTAGATAATCTTGTTCAAGATTTGAAAGAATTTTGTGAGGAGGAAAAAAAAAATATTTTCAATATTTCTCTAAATGACGAATTTAAAACATTTAAAGATAATAATGAAGAAAAAATGACGGAAGAGTATAACAAACTTGTTAATTATCAAACAAATACGCGAGGTATTAAAGTTCGCGGGTCATTTCCTTCACAAGAAGAAGCAGAAATGCGAGCAAAAATGTTAAGACAGAGCGACCCAAACCATGATGTTTATGTTGGTCAAGTTGGTATGTGGATGCCATTTCATCCCGAAGCATATAAAACGGGTAAGGTTGAATATTTAGAAGAAGAATTAAATAAATTGATGAATGAAAAGAATAATAATGAAGAAAAAGCAAAAGAAGAGTTTGATAATAGGATAAAAGAAACAAAGAAACGTGCCATTGAAGAAAATATTAAAAAAGCAAAAGAAAGTGGAAATGTTTTAACCCAAACGATAAATGAAGAAGGTGATTTAGTTAGTGTAACGAATATTGATACTTTTGATAATAAATTAGGTGATAATGCCACATCACAAGATATTCAAAAAGAATTATTTTCATCAACCGATATTGTGACTGATAGAAAATTATCTACGGTCACTGAAACGGTATAATTGGTAATGTTAATAATTATATTTCATATAATGTAAAACCCTCATTTACATTAGGATATTGAAAATATTTGTTGTATATCGAATAAGCAATTTTTGGAACTTGTTTATTAGAATCTCTCAATCTATTTCTTTTAAATGAATTTGATAAATTTGTTTTGAGATAAATACATATCGAATTATAATTATGTTTTTTTCCAAAGTCGATATATTCTTTTCTTTTCTTTATAGAACTATTTGTTGCGTCAAATAATATAGGTGTTTGTTTTTGTATATTACTTTCGGCAAATTTAATCATTTTGCCCGATGTTTTATATGTATCACCTGATACATATAAAATATTATTGTATTTATTACATAGTACTTTTGCAGCACTACTTTTTCCAGAACCAGGAAAACCTACCATAATTATTATAAATGAATTATTTATTGATATTTCATTTATAAATGAAATATAAAATAATGACACATCGGTTTCATTTTTATTTATAAAAATATCTTCGGGTGATAATACCTTAATTCCTATATTAATAGCAAATTGTTTATCACAATCCGAAAAATCAATCTTTCGACCTAGTGCGTCTCCAACAAAGAATGATTGTTGTTTATCTATATAATCATTTTTAATTAAATTATTATATAGTTCAATATTGGGTTTATATATTTTTTTGTTATTAGCAATAACAATAAATAACGGAATATTAATTATTTTACATACGTTTTTAATTTGTTCATGTTTCCATTTTTTTGATTGATTTGTAAATATTACAATACAATAATCATTATTATAAAATGTTGCTAATTTAACTGGTATAGATGGATATAAAAATTCCCAATCATCTATGTCCGTAGGAAATGTATTACCTGATTTTGGATTTACAAGTGTCCAATCAAAATCAAAAGCAGCCATTTTGCTTTTAATAATTGCATTTCCAATATTATAAATACTAATATTGTCTTTGTTTGCCATAATAATATTTAATTAAATAATAATAATTAATTAATTCAATTTTAAAGAAGTCGATTTGTATTATTTATTTTATTGCATACATAAGATAATGGATATTTTACATGTTCGTATATTTTTTCAATAAAATCTATATGTTCACCCATTTTTTTACAATTACCAATAATTTCGTCATTATTTAAAATATTTAATATATTTTCAGAGATTTTCTTTTGGTTGTCTTGTAAAATAATTATTGCAGTTTCAATATTTTTTATCTTTTCTTCATTTATATCCATTATATATTGTTAATAATAATAATATAGTAATTTGAACAATTACGCCACTAATGCCATCATGGTATACTGAGCGAACAGTACCTAAATTTTTATAATATGTTCTGTCTAATATAGGAAATAATTTTGTAAATTTCATAATAAAACCAAATAATCCACTACATATAAAAGAAATTAAAATAAAATATGATAAGTTTTTTATATTATATATTTTATCTGGAAATGGGATAATACTAAGAATTAATGCCTGGGTAACGGCGCCTATAAATCCGGCGAGTAACGCGGCAGATAATATCGTGTGATATTTGAAATATGGAATTAGAAATTTCACAAAATCATATTGTAATATATTTGGCAATTTATAATAATTCTCTGATAAAATTCTTAAACACACATCCCAAAACGCAGTTACAATAAATGTAATTATAATTAAAGTAGATATACTAAACATATAATATACTTATATTTTTTACCACTTGCTTTGTTTTCTAACATTAATCTTTTGATGATTTTTTTTTTTAGATTGGTCGGGATTATATGCTACATTATCGTCGTCAGAATCAATGTCTTTTGATAATTCCCAAAATTCTTTGGAACCTAATTTAAAATTCGGATGAGGTTCTGCTTTATACCAAAAAATTTGATCTTGTAATTTATTACTTTTTGAGTTATTGTTAATGACTAAACATTCGTAATTTTCTGTGCACTGGTCCATTATTTGTGAGAATGATTCAAATGTTGGAAACATACCTGCGTAATTTTCCCATATTCTCTTTCTATTCGCAATATATGGTTCTCTTAAAATAAATACATAATCTATATTTGTTCTCAAATTGGGTGGAATACCCAAAGGATATTGCATTGTAATTATAAGCATAACTTTCCAATGTCTCCCATTCATAAATAATAATCTCATCATTTTATCTTTTGCCCACCCAGCATCATATAAACAATCATCTAAAATTACAAAAGTACGCGGGTCTATAGTAGACCTTTTATATGCTTCTATTTCTTTTTTAATTTGTTTTAAAACACATTTTTGTCTTTTCAGTACATTTTCAATAATTGCTGTATTATATTCATCATGTATAAATAATTTTGGCACATGATTACTATAAAATCCATTTCCTGCTTCTGTTCCAGATATAACTGTTCCTATTGGTATATCTTGATGGTAATATAATAAATCCCTTACCAAATAACTTTTACCAGTATCGCGACGACCAATTAATACAACAACAGGACCTTTATTTTCATTAGGTTTAAAACTAATGTTTTTCATATTAAATTTATTAAGGGTTAATTCAGAAGCCATTACATAAATAAAAGAAAAATATTATTAAGTCTTTTCGCACTATTTTATTAAAATTAGTTTAAATTTAATAAAAATATATATTACTAAACAATAAATGAATTTGTCATATATTAAAAACAATAATTGTGATTTATTTGATAATATAAAAAACAAATCATTATTAGATTTAGAACAAATACAAAATTATATACCTATATATAATAAATTTTTTGTATTAAATGATTGTAATTTTAATAAAATAAACTTATCAAATAAATACTATTTAAAATCTATAAATAGCAAAAAAACATATAATATTTATAATTCAAATATTATAGATAATTCAGATAATATAATTAATACAGATATTTTTATTAAAATATTACCATTATTAGACCCAAGTAAATATATTGCTAACAAATATGATATGTCTAATACGAATTTATTGGAACTCCCAAAATTGTCAGATAATTACTGTCATACTAAAATTACAGACGAGATAAATTCATCGTACGTTGATAGTTTTTTTACGTATTTGTCTAGCAAAGAACTGCACAATAATAATTTTAAACATGGAATAGATTGTTATGGCTCTTTTTTAGCAAAAAAAAATAATCTAGAATATGATATTTCCGAAGATATTGATATGTTAACTGAAACAAATGCTTTTTACGAAAATATGAATAAATTATTTACTATAGTAGACGGTTCAAATAATATAAATTTTATAAATTATTATACTAGAAATAAAAAAAAACATTTAATTATTTCATCAGATAATATTAAAATTAACACAAATGATATAAGCAATATTGATAATTTAAATGACATTTTTCATGTCTCAATTGATTTATCTAGTAATGAAAATATTTCATTAATATACGACAATAATATTAGTTATGAAAATATAGAGGAGTTGTCTAGTAATTGTTCATCAAGAATATCAACTACAACCGATTACGATGATTCTTGTGACGAATGTAGTAATATACATATATGCGATATCAGTTTCGACAAACAAATTCATAACCTTAATGGTCTAAATGATGATATCGATAACATTGATGTGTTTCCTAAACATAATCACAGTGAAAGCGATGAAGGAGATGAAAGCGATGAAGGAGATGAAGGCGATGAAGGAGATGAAGGCGATGAAGGCGATGAAGGAGATGATTATTATGATGACGAAGAAGTTATTGCCGTGATAAATAAT